TCGTCAATGGCAGAAATACAACGTGCTAAAGAACAACACGAAATAGACACTAAACAAGCCAACAGAAAAGGAGCTGGTACAGCAATCGGTGGTGCAGGTGGTGCCCTTGCAGGTGCAGCCGCAGGTGCAGCCATAGGTTCGTTTATTCCAATCATTGGAACAGCAATTGGTGGTATTATTGGTGGAGCCCTAGGTGCATACGGTGGCGCCAAAGGTGGAAGTGCATTAGGAGAAGCATTATCACCAGAAGACTTAAAAATGTATGAGGCAAGTGATGCTGAAGTTATGCTAATGTCACCTGAAGAAAAGAAAGAGTATGATAGAGTCGTTAAGGCTATCGAAGACCAAACTAAGGCACAAGAAGCAGAAGCAGAACGATTAGAAAATGTATATAAAGAAAACATTGATGTTATAAAAGATAGTGGTCTATATGACAAAGATTGGTTTGGTAATAGTGAAGTAGACTTTGAAATGCTTGCCCAAATGAGAGATGATGGTACTCTCACGCAAGGAATGCTTGAGGCTATGCTATATGACAACGATTTAAGTGAAGCAGATCAAGCATTAGTACAGAAACAGTTAGACTTGATGAAAGCAGACTCCGAAAAAGCAGAAGAAAAAGATAAAAAAGAAAAAGATGTAGCAGAAGTAAAAGAAGAAGAAGTAGGTGGCAGAACATTAGATATGTCTCCTGAAAATCTAGCCAAAATATTTGAGGCAGATTTAAAAGCAACAGCACAAAGAGATGCAGAAAAACAAGCAGAAGCAGAAAAAGAAAGAGTTGCAGTAGTAAAAGCAAAAGAAGAATCGGTTAAAGAACAAATCACACCTGAAGTTATTGCTAATGCATTGAAAGACACAGGAAGCGGTGCACCTACTCCAGGACTAGTTGATACAGAACAATTATTAGCAACAACACAAGTTGTTGAAAATATGATAGCAGATACAGGAGAACTTACAGGTTCACCTGTACTAGAAGAAATCGAAACTACAGCAGAACGTATTCCTGTAGATAGTATTTTAGAAGAAGTTAAAGTTTCTTCATCTAAAATAGCAACTCTTATAGAATCACCTGCAATCAAAAAAGCAGTAGATCCATTAGATGAATTAAGAAACATGGATAATGGTTTTGGTGGCACTCTAGGCGGCATGGTCACCAGAGACAACGTGACAGGTGGATATATTGCTACTGGTCAGTTTGGTGCAAGAGATCCGTTAGCAATAGGTGAACCACAGGCATTAACATCAAAGCAATTTGCATCTGAAGAAGAAGCCCTTAGGGCATTAGCCGCCCCACAAGAATGGGAAGCACAATTACAAGCAGAGTTAGATGCTAACTTCGCTGAGATGATGGCTGAAATTGATGCAAAATCACCTGAAACCACACCCGTTGTTGACATTAGTCCAGAAGCATCTGAAGAAAAATCTGACGATGGTATGTCGGCTGAGGAGAAATTTGCCCAAACGGGGAAAGAATATAATGATGCATTAGCAGAAAAAATAGACCTACTAATAGCGGCACAAACAGAGAATAATATGATTGCTAAAGGCATTAAAGATGCGACGGTTGAAGGCGCAGAAGCCTCCCAAAAAATTGCAATCAACTCGGCAGTATAACTAAATATATAATATAAAGAGAACCTAGACCACATGGCATATACAAAGAAATTTTTAAACAAGAGCGGAGTATCAAGTCCGATATCGGGAGGCAACAGTAATCCTGGGTCTTGGAACGGTGTAGGCGCTTCAGAAGAAGGTTATTCAAATACTGACTTCGGTTACAAAAACTACATGAGTAGACTCCCTGAAGTTTACACAGGACATCCTAACAGAATAGAAAGATACAATCAATACGAAATGATGGATGTCGATGCTGAAATTAATGCATGTTTAGACATCATTGCAGAATTTAGTACACAAAAGAACGATCACAATAAAACACCCTTTAACTTTGAATTTAAAGAAGAACCTACTCCGCATGAAATGGATTTGTTATCTAAACAATTGCAACAGTGGTGTAAGTTAAATGAATTCGATACTCGTATGTTTAAGATGTTTAGAAACGTCATTAAATATGGAGATCAAGTATTTGTAAGAGACCCGGAGAACTTTAAACTTTACTGGGTTGACATGGTTAAAGTTATTAAAGTTATTGTCAATGAAAGTGAAGGTAAACTTCCTGAGCAGTATGTTATTAAAGACTTAAACATTAACTTACAAAACTTAACAGTTGCACAAAAAACAAACACAGATTTTGCCGCTAACCCAACAACAGGATTAGGTGGTACAGGTGGCGGTGGTGGTGCAGGTGGAGGCGGTTATACAGTCCCATCAATGCCATACAATACATCAGGTAGTAGATTTACATTAGGACAAGCAGAATCAGCAATCGATTCTAATCATGTTGTTCACTTGTCATTAACAGAAGGCTTAGATCGTTTTTGGCCTTTTGGACAATCAATCTTAGAAAACATTTTTAAAGTATATAAACAAAAAGAACTGTTAGAAGATGCTATCTTAATCTATCGTGTACAACGTGCACCAGAACGTAGAATGTTTAAAATTGACGTAGGTAACATGCCTAGTCATTTAGCAATGGCATTCGTAGATAGAATTAAAAACGAAATTCACCAAAGACGTATTCCAAGTATTCATGGTGGTCAGTCTGTAGTTGATGCTACATATAATCCACTATCAATGAATGAAGATTACTTTTTCCCTGTAACAGCAGAAGGTAGAGGATCATCTATCGAAGTTCTCCCAGGTGGACAAAACTTAGGTGAAATTGATGACTTAAAATATTTCAATAATAGATTAGCAAGAGGACTGCGTGTACCTAGTTCATACTTACCCACAGGTCCTGATGACAACACAACACCTCTAAACGATGGTCGTGTTGGTACTGCTATGATACAAGAGTTTAGATTCAATCAGTACTGTGAAAGACTACAGAACTACATCTGTCAAAAACTTGACGATGAATTTAAATTATTCTTGCGTTGGAGAGGATTCAACATCGATACACAGATGTTTGATTTATCTTTTAATCCACCGCAAAACTTTGCCGCTTATCGTCAAAGTGAATTAGATACTGCAAGAGTTGGTACTTTTGGAGCAATGGAAGCATTCCCCTACATGTCTAAACGTTTTGCACTAGAAAGATTCTTAGGATTAACAGAAGAAGAAATCAACAAGAATGAAAAACTTTGGGCAGAAGAAAACACTGAAGCACAAGACGCAGATCCATCAGGCTCTGATCTTAGAAACATTGGAGTGTCTACAGGAGACTTTGACGCAGACATGGACACTAGTGAAGAAATCGAAGACCAAGAAAACTTAGAAGACTTCGGAGACATGGATGTTGCTGGTCCAGTAGGTACTCCGGGTACAGCAACCGGCTCAGTTGATGGCGCCGGCGAAGTTGGCCCTGCTCAAGGTGTGTAGTGAAACTTAAACACATTATTACATGTGGTTGTAGTTTTGGAGATGCCTATACTCCATGGACATGGCCTTACGTATTAGAATCACATATCAAATCATTAGACCCTAACGTAACATTTGACCACAGAGGTATGGGTCATCAAGGTCAAGAACTCATACAAAAGAAAACAACAAATGCTATTGTAGATGCATTAGACAATGGTATTGATCCATCTGAAATAGGTGTTGTTGTTTCTTGGAGCGGTAATGATCGCAAGACGTGGTACATAACAAACCAAGACTATATCAATGATATTAAAAAACACTGGAGCACTTCAGGCGGAGACAGTTGGCATGTACAATTTTGTGATCTAAAGAACAGTAAAGAGGGTGTTGAAGTCTTACCTTTTAAAAATGAGAACGGTGAGTATTATGTTCAATACAATCCTAACGGCGGATGGTATCACTCTGCATGGCATCATAGAGAACCTAAATTTATTAATGATTATATAATGCTTACTGAGGCTATAACAGACAGACAATATGATCGACACAACATTAATTCACTACATGTTGCATTAGAAAACATGATTATGTTACAGAATACATGTAAAGTACATGGTATTAAATTCTATCAACAATATTATATGGATCATACGTATAAAGATATTGAGGCATGTAAAGATCACCCTATTATAGAATATCTTTATAAACAATTAGATCAGACAATCAGAGTAAAGCCTGCAATCCATGAATATGTCAAACCTTTTGGCATGACAATATCAGAAGAAGATGTGCATCCTAATAAAGAAGGGCACCAAAAATACTTTGATGATGTTCTAAAACCCTTTTTAGAAGAAAAAAACTTTTTTGAATAAATATTAATATGAAATTATTTGAAATGTTTGATGCGGCAACCCCAGGATACCAAGAAGTTGAAGGTGACAACTCCAAACCTATATGGAGAACATCTAGGAAAACAAAACTTACATTAAGTCAAATAAGAAAACTACGTAAAATGTTAGATGTTAGAAATTATGAAAAAGCAAAACATTTAACTAAAGTTAGAAATCAATACGGGGCAAAACCAGATCCAGAGGCTGGTCCTAGTATTTAATTTCCTCTATTAAGAAAATCGACGGATTTGTCTATTTTCGCCTCAAATCTGCCAAAAACGCAAAAAAGTAGTACTTAAATAGCACTTTTTATAACTACGCACTAAATATCTCTACAAAGCCATACTTTATTATATCAGGAGAAAAGTACAATGGAAAACAAGAAATTTGAACAATTAATCGATCTCATTATTAATGAAGACGAAGAACAGGCGAAAGAACTGTTCCACAACATTGTTGTCGAAAAATCAAAAGAAATCTACGAGTCTATCATGGAAGAAGAATTATCTGAAGAAATGAAAGACGATGACGACCTAGAAGAAGGAATGGGTGGTCAAGCAGGTGATCTGATGGATGAAATCCAAGCAGAAGAATCTGGCGTTGCTGAAGATGCTGAAGAAGAAATTGACGTTGATTCAGAAGAAGTTTTCGACATTGAAGGCGATGATGAAGTAGATGCTACTTTAGACATCGAAGCAAACTCATCTGAAGAAGTAGAAGATGCAGTTGTAAGAATTGAAGACAAACTCGACACATTATTAGACGAGTTTGAAGAACTCATGGCCGACCAAGACGAATTAAAAGGTCGTGATGACGAGATGGATGCAGACATGCATGACATCGAAGACGAAATTGAAGACCAAGAAGTTGACGTAGACGTTTCTGTTGATGACGAAGAAGTAGTTGCTGAAGCAATTAATCTTCCTAAAGTAACAGCACATATGGGAGACAACGGTAGTAATACTAAGTCACCAGTAACTGCAAACTCAGGTCAAAAAGGAATGGACTCACACCCAGTCGACTTTGACAAAGGTAGTGATGAAAAAGGACGTACTGCTCCGACTGCTAAAGACGTAGATGGTGCTTCTTCATTCCAAAACGTTCCTGGAAACAATAAAGGACCTAAATTGAGTCCTGCTCCGAAGCCGGTAACGTCACAGGCTGAAGGTACTAATACTAAATCTGTAATAGATTAAGGACTGATACAAATGGCTTTGTATCTTAAAGAACACTTATCATTCGACCGTGCTGAAATGATGGTCGAATCGGTAAAAGAAGGTGATTCTAATTTAAAGACTCTTTATATGAAAGGGATCTTTATTCAGGGAGGGGTAAAAAACGCCAATGAACGTGTTTACCCCGTTTCTGAAATTCAAACTGCTGTAGACACCTTGAATGACCAAATTAAAGAAGGTCATTCAGTATTAGGTGAAGTAGACCATCCAGATGATTTAAAGATTAACTTAGATCGTGTTTCACATATGATTACTAATATGTGGATGGATGGGCCTAACGGCTATGGTAAGTTAAAGATTTTACCGACTCCAATGGGTCAGTTAGTTCAGACCATGTTAGAGTCAGGGGTAAAACTCGGAGTATCTAGTAGAGGTAGCGGAAACGTTAACGATTTAGATGGCCGAGTCAGTGATTTTGAAATAATCACTGTAGATATTGTTGCCCAACCAAGTGCTCCTAATGCATACCCTAAAGCAATATACGAAGGTCTTATGAATATGACCAACGGACATAAAGTTTTAGAAGTTGCAAGAGAAGCAAGAGGCAATAAACAAGTAGAACGGTTTTTGAAGGACGAGGTAACTCGTCTTATCAAAGACTTAAAAATCGACTAAAAACAGAGGGGAAATCAGCATGTTAGATGCTATCAAACCATTAATTGATTCAGGTCTTATTAATGAAGATGTCGCAGGTGAATTAGAAAGCACTTGGGAATCCAAATTGACTGAGGCTAAAGATCAAGTTCGTGGTGAACTTAGAAATGAGTTTGCACAACGATACGAACATGACAGAAGTGTGATGGTTGAAGCCCTTGATAAGATGATTACAGAATCTCTAACTGAAGAAATTAAAGAATTTCACGAGGAGAAGACTGCAATTAACGAAGACCGCGTAAAAGCGAAAATGAAACTTAAGGAAAGTGCAAAGAAATTTAATAACTTTATGGTAACTAAGTTAGCAGAAGAAATTAAAGAACTACGTGCAGACCGTAAGGTTCAGTTGGAAAACCAAGATAAACTTCAAAAGTTTATCACTCATGCATTGGCTAGAGAGATCAAAGAATTTGCTCAGGATAGACAAGCAGTGGTAGAACAACGAGTCAAGTTAGTTGCCGAAGGTCGTACACAATTAGAAGCATTGAAAGAGAAGTTTATTTCTGAAAGTGCCTCAAGATTGAGTAAGTCAGTATCATCTCATCTGAAAGGTGAATTATCACAACTTAAGGAAGATATTCAAATTGCTAGGGAGAATAACTTCGGTCGTAAGATTTTTGAAACATTTGCAGGTGAATTCAGCACAACTTATCTTAATGATAAGGCTGAAACACGTAAGATTGTTTCTGAGTTAAACGACAAAGAAAAAGAACTAGCCGAGTCAAGGGTTCAACTTGCGAAAGCACAAGAACTTATTGAGTCGAAAGAACGTGAAGTAAACATTATTAAAGAATCTACTCAACGTGAAAAGACTTTAGACAATTTAGTGTCATCTTTGAACAAAGAGAAGGCTCAAGTAATGCGATCTTTATTAGAAAGTGTTCAGACGCCAAAACTGAAGAACGCATTTGATAAGTATTTACCAGCAGTATTGAACGAAGGAAGTGAAAAGAGGACTGAAAAGGCTTCTTTAACTGAATCTGTTTCAACTGCACAAACAGGTAATAAATCTGCCAAGAAAGAACAAGAGGTTGAGGTAGATGACAGCAATGTTATCGATCTTAAGCGCCTGGCAGGGCTTTAATTATAAACTAGACATAGAAATTTAGGAGAAAATAACCATGTCACAAGTACTCTTAGAAAGCCGTTGGGACGAGACAAAAGACGCCCTGTTAGAAGGCTTAAAAGGCACTCGCCGATCAACAATGGGTGTAATCCTTGAAAACACTCGCAAAGGTCTCTTAAATGAGAATGCTACCGCAGGTAGTACCTCTGCAGGAAATATTGCTACACTTAACCGTGTGATTTTACCAGTAATTCGTAGGGTTATGCCTACTGTTATTGCTAACGAACTAGTCGGCGTACAGCCAATGACTGGTCCTGTTGGACAAATTCATACATTACGTGTACGTTATGCTCAGTCATTGACTGACAATTCAGCAGCCGCTACTTCTGTAACTGCTGGTGAAGAAGCATTATCACCGTTCAAAATTGCACAGGCTTACTCACGTACAGCCCAAGCAACTGCGACAGCAAACTCTTATACTGGTGCTGATACAGCAACTTTAGAAGGTAATGGTGGTAAGCAAATCAGTGTGCAAATCTTAAGACAGGCTGTAGAAGCCAAGTCACGTAAGTTACAAGCACGTTGGACTTTTGAAGCCGCTCAGGATGCTCAGTCTCAACACGGAATCGATGTTGAAGCAGAAATCATGGCCGCTTTAGCACAAGAAATCACTGCTGAAATTGATCAGGAGATTTTATTATCTCTTAGAACATTGGCAGCAACTGAGTTCACATATAACCAGGCAGCGGTATCAGGTACTGCTACTTACGTTGGTGACGAACATGCCGCATTAGCAGTTCTAATCAACAGAGTTGCAAACTTGATTGCACAAAGAACACGTAGAGGCGCAGGTAACTGGGCTGTTGTTTCTTCTGCCGCATTAACTGTATTACAATCTGCTACTACATCAGCATTTGCACGTACAACTGAAGGTACTTTTGAAGCACCTACTAACACTAAGTTTGTTGGTACGTTGAACGGCGCAATGCGTGTTTTCGTTGATTCATATGCTCCTGATACTCAAGCAGTATTAGTTGGATATAAAGGATCATCTGAGACTGATGCGGCGGCATTCTAC